ATAAGAAAAGAATTTGTCAATACTTGCTTCTCCAGATAATAAATTGATTAAAACCAGTTCAACCAGGTACAAAATTCCTTGAATGATAAAATTCCATCTCTGTCTGTATCGAGGTTTTCAAAATCGTCTTTCTTGCTGGAAATCCCAAGATCATTCAACATGGTCTTCAAATTTGAAAGTGTCATTCCCAATTCATTGCTTGCATAATGTTGATAGAGAGAATAAGCTTTCCGTAATAGCACAGCTTTTTCACCTATAAAATAGGTGTATTTATTTTTGTCAAACCACCACTTCTTAAACTCATCAAAAGACATGACTCCATCCCCGTTGAAATCGAACAAATTAAATACAGCTGAAATCTCATCCTTTATATTTACATTTTGGAGAGATTTTACATGTTTAGTAAGGCGTCTTACTAGGTGTATAAATTCGAGTTTGGTCAAAAATTGTTTGTTCTGTTTATCGTATTTGTCGAATACCGATCTAAGGATAAGATATTCATCATCTGCCATTACTTTTAACTTATATTCATTTCCACATGGAAATGAATGCATTCAATATAAATCTAAACTATAAACCATTCTCTAGGTGCAGGTTGACAATGCCTATTAATAATTCTAGTAACTTCATCTCCAAGAAGGTTCAATTTAAGCTTTCCAAATCCAGGACAATTTGAAAGGTCACTCAAATTTTTTGGGGTAAAATTAACCATATATTCTAAACTTTCATCAGAGAATATGAACCCTTCTGGTAAATCATTTAGATTGGCTTGTGATTGACGGTAATCTAACAAATCTATTTCCAACCCCACACTTTCCTCCTCTTCCTCATATACACTACTTTCCTCCTCTTCTTCAGATACACTACTTTCCTCCTCTTCTTCAGATACACTATCTTCCTCATAGGGGGGATCTTTATCCCACATCAAATGTTCATCTGAACCAACATCTTCTTCCTGTGAAGGAGAGTCTAGAACAACTATCCTTCGTTTCTTGGGAATCTCTTCTTCTTCCTCAAGATGGTCTAGAACTACCTGAGAATAATCTTTGTGTGTGGCATTCCCATTTTGACCTGAAGTTGGTACATCAATTTCAAAATAATCGCAATATAGCTTGAGATCTGCCTTGTGCAATCTGTATACATCCCTCCTTGTACGAGAATTCATAATTTTTGTAATTACAGTTTCGTCAGAAGCTTCTAAAAGATTGTTCACAATGGTATCTTCCATACATTCGGGTAATTCATGAAAATCCGAAAGTGTATTTTTAATAATTTCCTTGATTTCTTCCAGAGTCAGATTTATAGTTGTGGTCATCATTTTGAAAAAAAAATAAATGGTGATAGGTTTTGTCATTTTTCCAAATGAAGTGATGAAAATACAAAAAAATTAACTTGTATGATGTTAAGACAAGTTACAAATGTATACTCGCGAATCTCTCAAAGCCAAGACTCTAAAAGACCTTCGGGCAATCTGCAAAGGAAAGTGTCACAAGTATAGGGGCTACTCCAAGCACACCAAAAAGGCAGATCTTATCAACTTTATGCTTGCCCAGGATAAGAAATCTCCTTCCAAGAAGGTTGCTCCCAAGGTTGCTCCCAAGAAGGTTGCTCCCAAGAAGGCTGCTCCCAAGAAGGCTGCTCCCAAGAAGGCTGCTCCTAAGCGCAAGTAAATGATATTTCATTTCACTCCATTTTATTCTATTCTGGAATAAAATACATCATGATAATCAATTAACCTCACTTCCAGACTGTCTTGGAAAGTGTAAAAATTTACAGTATCATGGTAACCAAATAACCTCACTTTTAGATTGACAAATTGTAAAGTAACAGGTTCGTCTAAATCCTTTTTCTCATCCTTGAGATGAGAAAATGAGATTACCATGCACCTGTAATTGATATTAATCATGAATCTCTGTTCTGATCTTAATAACTACCTGTTGAAATTCTGTTCTGAAAAAGCTTTGAAAGGGTTAGTATTGGTAAACAAGGAATTTTCATCTCTGTCTGTATCAGAGGTTAAGGAACGGGCTTCCAAGAAATTGGATATCTCTGGGAAGAGATTGAAAGAATTACCAACACACTACTCTAAAGGACATCTGTGCGAAGGTGAAGAAATTGACTATTCCAAGATTGAGGATTTGGATTGTTCTGGGAATGAATTAACATCTCTTCCAGACTATCTGGGAAAATGCAAAAATTTGATTTGCTATGATAACCAATTAACCTCACTCCCAGGCTGTCTGGGAAATTGTGAAGAGTTGGATTGTTCTTTTAATAAATTGACCTCACTTCCAGACTGTCTGGGAAAATGTAAAACATTGTATTGTTCTTGGAACAAATTGACCTCACTTCCAGAATGTTTGGAAAATTGTGAAAAACTAATTTGTTATTATCCCTGTAGTTTTCTCTGAAAAGATATGATGAAATTCTGGTCAATTCCACGTTTTTTTTTGATTTTGTCTTACATCTTCTCCCAGATTTCCAAGTCCTGTGCACAAGACTTTCAACTCAATTACAGTTGACATAAATACCAATAGGCGAATAAAAGAAATGATAGTGTAATGTAAATGGCGTTTTATACGAGAGGTCAAAAGAAACCGCTCAACCTTCTGGAAGCTCCTGTATACCCTGATATAAAACAAACAGTTCCCAGATTTCAATGGAGTAGGAAATTCTGGCAGGTTGATGTAGGTGCAACAATGAGAGATTTGGAACATAGACCACAATTTCTCAATGATGCTGTTTTGTCTCAGCCTAGAGATTATAATCAGACTGTTTATGGCGTGAGTAGTCACAAAGATATTGTTAATGCAGCTTTTAGGCCCCCCTTATTAGATCCCTATGAGGACTTTTATCCACTAACAAGAATTCCAGCCACTACAAAAGTTATTATACCACATATTAATCCAGGTACTGATAGTGACAATGGAACAACCGGATACAGGGCCAAAAATAACAATCCATCAGGAATAGAGAAATCTCTAACAGACAGAGTCTCCACCGGAAACTGGAGACCAACCTTTTATGCTCCCATAGATCAACCTGTAGACAATTCGGTTCTTCCAGATTTAAATACTAAGAACCCCCAAATTTCAGCTCATTCCGGGTGGAATATGCCTGTTTCAAGTGCTCCCTGTAAAGAGGTTAACCTTGACTATCAACAAATAACACCTCTAATTAACACCGGATTTGAAACATCATTTAGAACCAGGGTCACATCTGAACTTGAGGATATTGAACTAAAATCTAACAGACCAGCCTTTTCAGCTGGTGCAGGAATGAACACACCCGTAATGATTGATGGGGAATACAACCCTGTATTTGATCTGAAAAATGGTAGACCCCAGGTTTCCGCTGATGCAGGGATGAACACACCTGTGATGATTGACGGAGAGATGAGACAAATAGAGCTAGACGAAAAACTAGATCACATGCCCCTATTCACAAATCCTGGGTCTGAAGAAGGCTTTCAACAAACTCCAGTAATGATGAAGTCTGAGGACGAGTATATTGTTACAAAGAGGCCAAATGTATCATACTCTGTTCCCCAGGATACACAGGTTAGATCTAGAAACGAGATGACTTATAGACCAAATCTTAGAGAGAAACTTCAACCTGAAAAATCATATGGAAAGGTTTCTTACGCTGGTGCAAAACCAATGGGATTGTATGTCCCCAACAATCTTAGTTTGAAGGAAAAGAAAAACTATACCAAAATGGGAAAATCCATCAATTATCGATTTTGAAAATTATTTCCAACCATAAAAATAATTTATTTTCCCATTTCTGGAATAGGAAAAATAACCCTAGATTTCAGGTAAAAACGAATTCTTATTCATGTGATGTTTTTAGGTAAAACAAGGATCTAGACATACAGCCTGCCAAATCCCCTATTTTGACCTTCAGATTCCTCATTTTGTTCTTTTTAAGATACAAGGCAGATGCATATAGAGCAAACCTTACTTCAGCTTCCAATAGATAGTTTGGTTGTGATATATTTGATTTATATACACCTGGATTTATACCCTCTACAAGTTTTTTAAGAAGAGTGTGTGTAACGCTTTTTTCCAATGTCTCCAATTCTCCCCCAAACCATGATAAATCTATAAGGTGAATGACATGCCAAATGTCGTCTGTTGGGAATGTATGAAGCTTTATAAAGTTAAGAGTGATTCTCCACTTCTCTTCAGTTCTTGGTCTTCCTTCTATAACCTGTGTGAAATAATCTTTTGATTGCCTGACATCCATTTATTAATCGTATATAATATTTTCATCCCGAGAGATAATGCTTTACATTGAGAAACTTGATTACAAGTACAAGTTTATCAAGATCAACAATACAGATATTCTTGGATCTCTGATTATTAGGGGAATTCTCACTGAGCACAAGGAATTCGTATCTTTGACCATAACTAGAGCAGAGATTACCCTGATGATAGAAAAATCGTTGTTTAAAAAGTATCTCCCCCTGTTCTCAAGTGATGGATTTGTGGTCTTGCCAGCATCATACTCATTGCTGATGGTAGAGTGGGGCCCAAGTGAAACTTTACAAGCCTCTATAACCAACCACGAGATTGCTCCGCCAAAACCAGCTTTGAATATACCTGGAGTTATAGCAGAAATTTCCATGATATTCACGGAGTATGGTGTGTCTATATTCTGTACAAGCAGTTTTACAGGTAATTATATATTTGTGGAAGAGACAGAAGCATTCAAAATATTTGAGGAAGATGTAACCTCTTCTGACATGGGAATCTATTACCAGAATAATGATAACATGAATGTGTGAAATTTCAATACCAATCTGGTGTTGAAAACAGGTTAATCTGAAGAGTTGCAATATGTCATAGGAATAGATCTAGACGGATCGTAAATACCCACGTTTGATGCTTCTCTTAACAACTTTGCAAAGTTGTCCTTGAATTCGTCATTGTGACCATGTGTTTTGGATATAACGTGTGCAAGTTCATGTAAGGCTACATACATGATTGTATTCATATCATAGTAATTATTTGTTTGTGGGTCTGCTAAACAGAGTGTAATCATACTTTTATTTTCAGTGAATGCACTATCACCCTTTTGAAGGGGAATTCTTGAAAACTCTGGATTCAACATGGAAAAGTTTGATCTGACCTTATCCAAAATCGGGTGACTATGTGAATAATAGGACCTGGGTTTGACCACATATACAACAAGAATAAAAAATCCTATAACTACCAATAAAATTATAGGTGCATCACCCATTTTGTTATAAGTCCAGAAAAAAATACATGTAATGATCAGGAGGTCTGCATAATTAAGGATGGGTGATTATAACAAAATTCCTAGAAGTGTTACTTTTAAGGCCAATTATTGGTTCTTTGAAGAAGTTGATAATAGAATATTAATTCATGTTGGGGGAATGACCAGAGAACAAGAGACTGTGTATGTTATTATTGAGGGTTTTACCCCCTTTGTATATCTGCAACTTCCAGATTTAAGGGATAAACAGAGATGGACAAACGAAAAGGTCAAAAGAGTCTTTGAACACTTTAGACAATCTATGGGACCAAAAGGGCCTATATCTTATGTGACCGATAGAAAATTTTCTTTGTATGGTTTAGACCCCATGAATGTTATCTGTATGAATTTTAACTCAACATTTCATGCTAGGGGGTTTGCATTAAAATGCCAAAGAAGTCGTGTATACATAGCTGGAGTTGGAAATTTTAACCAGGGAGAATTGAAGGTTCATGAACATAATATAGATCTCTTGGTGAAGTATTCTGCCATTCAAAATATATCATTTGCTGGATGGTTAACTGTCAAAGAGTCTCTTATTGAGGAGGATGAAAACCTGTCTATTGATGACAGACGGTTCACGTCCTCTGATATAGATATGTATGTAGATTGGAAGGATGTTACACCTGCAGAAGATGAAGACCTCCAAAACGTGGTTCTAAAACCAAAATATTGCAGTTTTGATATCGAGACGTACTCTGATAATCACGACTCAAAGATTCCAAATCCGTGTGTAGTAGCCAACGAAGTTTTCCAAATTTCTACTATATTTGGTAGACTCAGAGAAGGTGTATCCAACCAGAAAAAGATTCTTTTATCATTATACGATCCCCTCGATATAAAGGGGGTGGAAATCAGAAGATTTAAGACTGAAAAGGACCTGTTATTAGAGTTCAGGGATCTCATTTCTGATGAAGACCCAGATCTGATGATAGGATATAACATAATGAAGTTTGATTGGGACTACCTGATCAAAAGGGCTAAAATAAATGGAATCAAGAAAGAATTCTCAATGATGAGTAGACAAGATGGAGTGGCTGCTGCTGTCAAGACTGTGGATTGGGGAAGTTCAGCTTACGGAAAACAGGCCTTCAGTTATTACAATTGTCACGGTAGACTCACTTTGGATATTCTTCTAGAGGTAGAGAGAAACTACAAATTGTCAAAATACTCATTGAACTTTGTGGCCAGAAAATTTCTGGGAAAGGGGAAGGACCCCATCACTGCCAGGCAGATGTTCGTGATTGTCAAACTTACACAATTAGTGAAGAAGATTCTGGGAGACGATGAAATTCCATCTCCCAAGAAGCTTTACCAACTTCGAGTTTTGGTGGAAAAAACACTCATTGTTCATATATGTGACGGTATAACCTTGGAATGGAGAAAAAATCTATTGAAGGCTTCTGCTAAAAAATTCCATAAGGTGTTGCGAAAGGGCATAACCATGGTTGGAAAATACTGTGTAAAAGATACAGAGTTGCCTGTCGAGTTGGAGAACACATTGAACTTGTTAACAACCATGGAAGAAACCTCAAACATTGTTCATGTTCCAATGGATTATATACATACCAGGGGTCAACAAATCAAGGTTCTCTCTCAGATATACAGAGAAACTTTAGCCAACAACATAGTTATCCCCTTTTTTGCCAGAAGAGATGACAAAGTTGATGAGAATTACCAAGGAGCAGTTGTTATTGAGGTCAATCCCGGAGATTACAACAATGTTGTGACGGAGGATTTCGCATCTCTATATCCCAACACTATGAGGTCCTACAACATCTGTTATACTACTTTGAGACAAACGGGAGATAATGACCCTGAAAATGACGATAAATATTTTGAGATAACATGGGAGGATCACAAAAACTGTGAACATGATCCTGGAAAAAAGGGGGGAGCCAAGAAGAAAGTTTTGTGTGGAAAATATTGTTACCACTGGTCTAAACCAACCTATAAAATAGATGAAAATGGAAAAGTAATAGTTGAAGGGGTTGGTCTTGTCCCTAGACTTTTAGGGAAACTCCTGGAAGCTCGAAGTAAGGCCAAAAAACAGATGGCTTATTATGAGGCTCGTTTAAAAATGCAGAGGGGTAAAGCCACGGATGATGACATATCTTTTTACAAAAGATGTAACTGGGAGATATTGGAACCTGGTTCATTACCAGAGTCTGACGAATCTTTGATCGAGATCAAAGTTGGTGTGTACAATGCCAAACAATTGGCATTAAAAGTTTCAGCAAATTCTGTGTATGGTATCACAGGTGCAAGGAAGGGGTATATTCCTTTTATTCCAGCTGCTGCAAGTATCACAGCTATGGGTAGACACCTCATTATCAAGGCTATTAAGGAAATTATCAAAAAGTGGCCAGAAACAAAGCTTGTCTATGGAGATACAGATTCGTGTATGTTGAGGTTTGATGGAGCGGATGTGGCACAATCTTGGAAAATGGGGGAGATCACGTCCTCTTATGCCACACATTTTCTGAAGTGTTATATCATAGGTGTTCCAGAAGATACCAAGATCAAGATCAGGGAGAGGGAATATATGCTCAATGAAATCTCTTCAGATCATGAGGATTATAACCTGTTATCAGATGATGATAAGATACTCCTTGCAAAATATGAGGACAATCCAACAGATTTGGAATTTGAAAACCTCTACAAGAGGTTTCTATTGCTTACAAAGAAAAAGTATGCTGCTTATTCCTGCAACAAGGATGGTAAGATAATAGGTTATACCAAGAAGGGAATTGTTTTGACTAGAAGAGACAATTGTGAGGCTCTGAGAGACCTTTATGATAAATGTTTAAGTGGGATACTTGACGAGAGAGAGGAGAATTTTGTTATACAAACAATGTACGATGGTGTTAGAGATCTATTTACACGGCAAATACCAGAAACTAAATTCTTGATTTATATGGGGGTGAAAAGCGTGATAGAATACGCCAAAAAGAAGGAAATAACAAATAAGAATGGAGCTGTATTAGCAACCCCTTTTATAGACAGCAACGGAGATCCCATCGAGGATGTTATGGGGTGGAATGACCCCAGATTAATATATAAAAATATCCCCCAATGTTTACTTTGTTTGAAAATATTGGGTAGAGGAGAAGAAATCCCCCCAAATACAAGGTTAGAATTTATATATATTCAAAACAAGGATGCTAAACACCAGGGAGATAAAGCCGAGGATTACACCTACTACAAAGATAATAAGATTCAAAAAGGTTTGAAACCAGATTATCTTCATTATTTAGAAAAACAATTATGCAAACCTGTGGCTGAACTGTTACGAGTAAAATATTCCAAAGACATTGTGATATATAAGGACCCTCAAAAGGAGGTAGAAAGACTTACAAGAAACATAAAGAACGAGGTTCTCAGAAAGAGGGTCATCAGTACCAAGCGCTTTATAAAGACTAGGCTCGATCCCCTTCAAAAGTCCGATGGAAAGAAGAGAACCTACATCTACTCGGGGTTTGCCGCAAGAGTGGTCTATATCTTGGAATCTGCCAAGAAAACAGGTGTATTTGAGATTAAAGAACATAAACACAACGAACTAATAAAATGGTGTAAGAAAATACACGCCAAATATGTCTTGGAACAAATTTATAGACATTTTGGAATGACCAAGAGAAGAGAAATTAAACCTACAAATACAGCTGAAAAGCTGCCAGAAAGATCAAAAATACATATAGCCTTTTTGACAGACTATAAGGATGTCAAAACTGGTAAAATTATATCAAAGGGGACATTAGGCATAACAATAGGGAGAAAGGAGAATGATCTAAATTCTTATAATTATGCTATCAAGATTGAAGGCTTAGAAGGCATGATTTTGGAAAATGTTCCAAGACGGGTATTCTCCCCATATCATATAAAAGATTCTGACATCATGAAAAATATGTTTGAGTATAGAAAAACTTACTCGGAGGTTGTGAATCATCTCAATGTCATCTTTTTACAAATTAGAAATGATCAGCTTATATTTGACGATTAAATTCTTTTCTTATTGGAAAAGAATTTTGATGGATTTTTTTATCCAATTTACAATCATGGTTAATCCATGATAATATCATTTGGTCGTCAAATGACCCAAATTGTAATGGTAGACATTTTTATCTCTTGACCAGGGGTAATAAATCTTTATTTGCCAATACCAACCCCTTCAAAGTTCCTTCAGAACAGAATTTCAACAGGTAGTTATTAAGATCAGAATAAAGATTCGTGGTTATCATCATTTAGAAGGTAAACCTAAATCTCATTTTTTTCTGATCATTAAAAATTTTTAATGATCTTTAATCTCACTAGTGAGATTAAAGATATAGTTTAGTTCTCAAATCCTGTTACTCTACAATTCTTCAAACAGTCTGGAAGTGAGGTTAATTGGTTAGCATAACACCATAATACTTCACACTTTCCAAGACAATCTGGAAGTGAGGTCAAGGTATTATCAGAACAAGTCAATTGTTCACAGTTTCCCAGACAGTCTGGAAGTGAGGTCAAATAATTACCAGAACAATCCAGTTCTTTACAGTTTTCCAAACAGTCTGGAAGCGAGGTTAATTGATTAATATGACAAATTAACTGTTCACACTTTCCCAGACAGTCTGGAAGTGAAGTTAATTGATTATCATGACAATCTAATTCTTCACACTTTCCCAGACAGTCTGGAAGAGAGGCTAATTGATTATTATAACAATCTAATTCTTCACAATTTCCCAGACTGTCTGGAAGTGAGGTCAAGGTATTATCAGAACACTTTATTCTTTTACATTTTTCAAGACAGTCTGGAAGAGAGGTCAATTGATTAACGGAACAATCCAATCTTTCACAATTTCGCAGTCCATTAGGACCTTCTGGAAGTGAGGTTAATTGATTCAAAGAACAATGCAATTTTTCACAATTTCCAAGACAATCTGGAAGTGAGGTTAATTGATTCAAAGAACAATGCAATTTTTCACAATTTACCAGACAGTCTGGAAGTGAGGTTAATTGATTAAAACGACAATCCAATTTTTCACAATTTCCCAGACAGTCTGGAAGTGAGGTTAATTGATTATCAGAACAATTCAACATTTTACATTTTTCAAGACAGTCTGGAAGTGAGGTCAATTGATTACTAGAACAATCCAATCGTTTACAGTTTTCCAAACAGTCTGGAAGTGAGGTCAATTGATTATTAGAACAACTTAATCTTTCACAATTTCTCAGACAGTCTGGAAGTAAGGTTAAGTGATTCCAAGAACAAAATAATTTTTTACAATTCTCCAAACAGTCTGGAAGAGAGGTTAATTCATTATGAGAACAATTCAGGTATTCGATCTTGGAGTAGTCAATTTCTTCCCCTTCACACAGATGCTCTTTAAGGTAGTGTGTTGGTAATTCTGTTAAACCCTTGTCTCTGACATCTAGTTTCCTAGAAGCCCGTTCCTTGAACTCCAGCGAGGACAGAGCTGAAAATTCTTTATTGACCAATACCAACCCCTTCAAAGCTCCTTCAGAACAGAATTTCAACAGGTAGATATTTAGATCAGAATAAAGATTCATGATTATCATCATTTAGAAGGTAAACCTAAATCTCATTTTTTTCTGATCATTAAAAATTTTTAATGATCTTTAATCTCACTAGTGAGATTAAAGATATAGTTTAGTTCTCAAATCCTGTTACTCTACAATTCTCCAAACAGTCTGGAAGGGAGGTCAAGAGATTATCAGAACAAAACAATTTTCTACAATTTCCCAGACAGTTTGGAAGTGAGGTCAATTGGTTATGAGAACAAATACAATCTTTTACAATTTCCTAGACAGTCTGGAAGCGAGGTCAAGAGATTATTAGAACATTCCAGGTATTCGCACCTTCCTAGACAGTCTGGAATTGACGTCAAGATATTATGAGAACAAAACAATTTTCTACAATTTCCCAGACAGTTTGGAAGTGAGGTCAATTGATTAAAAGAACAATTTATTTTTCACGATTTCCTGGGCCTTCTGGAAGTGAGGTTAATTGATTATCAATACAATATAATATTTCGCAATTCTCAAGACATTTTGGAAGTGAGGTTAAATTATTCATGGAGCAATCCAATTCTCTGCAATTTCCAAGACAGTCTGGAAGTGAAGTCAAATCATTACCAGAACAATTCAACATTTTACATTTTTCAAGACAGTCTGGAAGTGAGGTTAATTGATTCTTAGAACAATGTACACTTTTACATTTTACCAGACAGACTGGAAGTGAGGTTAACTGATTCTCAGAACAATGTACACTTTCACAATTTCCCAGACAGTCTGGAAGTGAGGTCAATTGATTTCCAGAACAATCCAAGAATTTACAGTTTTCCAAACATTCTGGAAGAGAGGTCAATTGATTAACGGAACAATCCAATCTTTCACAATTTCGCAGTCCGTTAGGACCTTCTGGAAGTAAGGTTAATTGATTCATAGAACACTCCAATTCTCTACAATTTCCCAGACAGTTTGGAAGTGAGGTCAATTGATTCCAAACACAACATAATTTTTTACAATTCTCCAGACAGTCTGGAAGTGAGGTTAACTGGTTATTAGAACAATCCAATACTTCACAATTTCCCAGACAGTCTGGAAGAGAGGTTAATTTATTATAAGAACAATCCAAATCCTCAATCTTAGAATAATCAATTTCTTCCCCTTCGCACAGATGCCCTTTAGGGTAGTGTGTTGGTAATTCTTTCAATCTCTGGAAAGAGACATCCAGTTTCTTGTAAGCCCGTTCCTTGAACTCCAATACAGACAGAGATGAAAATTCTTTATTTGCCAATACCAACCCCTTCAAAGCTCCTTCAGAACAGAATTTCAATAGGTAGGTATTTAGATCAGAATAAAGATTCATGGTTATCATCATTTAGAAGGTAAACCTAAATCTCATTTTTTCTGATCATTAAAAATTTTTAATGATCTTTAATCTCACTAGTGAGATTAAAGATATAGTTTAGTTCTCAAATCCTGTTACTCTACAATTCTCCAGGCCCAACAGGCCTTCTGGAAGTGGGGGTCAAGTTATTATGAGAACATTCCAGGTATTCGCACTTTTCTAGTCAGTCTGGAAGTGAGGTTAATTGATTATCAACATAATATAATATTTCGCAATTCTCAAGAGAACCTGGAAGTGAGGTCAAGGTATTCATGGAGCAATCCAATTCTCTACAATTTATAAGTCCGATAGGACCCCTGGAAGTGAAGTCAAATCATTACCAGAACAATTCAACATTTTAGATTTCTCCAAGAGTTACTATTTTCCCATTTTTGGGGACTTCCATATATTCCCCAAAAATGTCTTCATTTGTTAAAAGAGAGATAGCCGAGAGTTGGGGATAATTTTGAAGTATTATGTCTGAATAATACTCGTAATTGGCTTTTTCGTCAGGTTCTGAAAAAATTGGTCTTCCATTGTCAGGTCTAAATAACCCTCTTGGTATTCCAAGAATTGAAAAAATCTCGTCGGTCTCTATTAAACCGTCTCTACTCATACAATTGAGAAAGTAACTGGAATCGTATTGGGGGATATACCAATTTGGCATCCATGGAGCTCCCTCAGAATTATAACCATTATTAATCAAGTATGATTCTCCTACCATTGGTTGAGACCATTTAAATGATTTGCCAAAATCTCCAATCTTGGCTATATATGGGATGGCTGGAAGATAAAGATTGACCACCTTTCCAGATTCCGATCTTACGGAATAATGGAAATAGTCAGCATCATCTAGAGTCTGTCCATTGAACATGGTTTCAGGGTCAATTTTGGAATAAAATACATTTTGGAGGTGTAGATCATTGTGTGAAATCATGTAATGTTTTTGATAAGTTGCAATGGCGTGTAAAACCTGAACTACAAATACATCTACCAAATGTCCGTTTTTTACACGTGGATCTTTGAGTATATTGGTCTCCTTTGATGATGCAACTTCACCATTTGTTAATTCCATGAAAGTAAATGAAGATGGTTTTATGGGTTGACAAACAGCAAAATTATACATCTCTATAAAATTAACTGAAATCCCACGTGAATAAAGTTGACCACAAATCGAGGAAATGGCAAACTCTGAAAACATCTCGTTGATGCATAGGTAACTACCTACTGGAATCACAGTGGAACCTTCCCCATCAAAGCTTTCTACAACTTCAACACTAGATGTTCTACATCTAATTGCGTATTCGGGTATAATAGCTATCCTAGTTGATGGAATTTTGTAATTATTAACCCATTCTGTAATTTCAACAGGAATTTGATAAGATCTATCTAATAAATTGGCAAATTGTTTCAGGCTTACCCCCTTTTGTAATGTTGTCTTTTGAATATCCAGTTTGGCTTCCTTCATGACAAAGAGTCTCTGTCCATTCACATCGCTTTTGACCAAATATGCCTTTCCAACTGCTCCAGCTCCTAGAATTTTTAGAGAAACAATCTCGGTTCCAATTAGGGGGCATATAGTGTTATCAGGTCTACCCAAAAATTCTACTAACAAACCTCCATTTTCAAGTACCTGTAGAACTTGTTTTTCTCCATTAAATATAAACTCTAATTCAGTCTCCATTATTAACAAATACTATAATATTACTTGAAACGTCGAGGTATTAAATAACAACTTCAACATCAGATGTCTTATAAATCTTGCTATTGTGGGGGATGGTCTAAAGAATACCAGAATCTTATAGTTACAGCTAATTCAAGAGTTAATAGACGTGTATTTGAAGAAGAAGTGTTATATTTTGCAAAAGATAATTTCTGGTGGATGCCGTTAGGCCACACCTGAAATTAACCAATATTACTGCAAATAAATCACCATTTTCACTATTCTAAAGTGAATAGGTTTACTAATTGAAACCTATTTAAAGACTACTGGTGTAGGTAATAACTAAGGTAATCCGTTAACTAACTTTCTTTGGACATGTCTAGATATGTCAGTTACAGGGAAATCAAAAAGCTTTACGATGTCCATCCTGAAACAGTTAGAGGATGGGCTAAAAGAGGACAAATCGGATTTAGAACAATTCAAAACGAATCTAGAAAAACTTGGCTTTACGACATTGAGTCAATTGGAAGGTTTGTTGAAAGTAATTCAACTACAACCTCAAAGCAACCTCCTAAAAGTTATGGTATTATTTATACAAGGGTGTCTTCAAGAAAACAAGAAGAAGACCTCAAAAGACAGGTTGATTTGTTACAATCCAATTTCCCAACCTTCGAAGTCATTTCAGATATTGGATCAGGTCTCAACTACCAAAGACCAGGTTTTACCAAACTGGTTCACAAAATCTGTAAAGGAGATATCTCAAAGGTTGTCGTTACCTTCAAAGATCGACTTTGCAGATTCGGTTACGAACTGTTCGAACAGATTTGTAAAGAAAATGGGGTTACAATCCTGGTTTATAGTAGTACAAAGGGAGTTGGTGGTCTCAAAGAAAAACAAGAAAAAAGAGAATTACAGGAAGACTTATTGTCCATTGTTAACGTGTTCGTTGCAAGACAAAATGGAAAAAGGGCTGCCTACCTTAGACAAGAGCGAAAGAAAGCCAAATCCAAACTCAATGGTGAAGGTGAAACTCTATCCAACAAAAAGTCAAAAAGGATTATTGAACCTGATCATGAAGGCAAATAGGTGGGGTTATAATCTGCTTATTGAAAAGGTAGGAGATAAGCTATTCGAAGATGGTTCAAAAGAACTAATAAAAGCAAGAGAATTTGTTAAAAAGAAGAATATACCTGAAAACTTAATTGTTTCTAAAGCTCCAGAAGATGTATTTAATTCAGCTTTCAGAGACTTGAAGAAAGCAAGATCATCAACCTTAGCATTGAGTAAATCACAACAGAAAAGAACAGGTAAAGGGTTTACCTGTAAACAACTAAAATTTAGAAGAATCAAAGATATTTCACAAAGTATTGAAATCCGTTCCAGGAATATTACCTATCTGAAAGAGACTTCACAATTGAGGTTTTATCCAAAATACTTCAACCTCAAGAAGGGTTACGAACTCCAAGTTCTCTAACTCCGAGCCTCCGGAGTAAGTCACCTACCAAAGGTTAACGGTACACTTGTGTACTACTTTGGAAAGAGGGACTTGAGTGATTTCTTATTTGATCAAAATGGTCATAATAAGAAATTGGCGAGGCGCGAGTAGGGGAACTTGGGATATTATAATGAAGGCTAAAGAAGGGGTGTACCTGTAGAAGTTTCAAGAATCTAAATTTATAACTCACCTTGTTTTGAGTTATAAATTCTTGGATTACCAAATAATATATTCTGGCCTCAATGCACCCGGGGGTGGAAGAAGAGCAGAGTGAACGTTGGGATTGGGAGATCCTCTAAACTGTTGAAAACAGGCATACATGTAGCCGTTTCTTAATGGAACATGCGAAATGGGTAATCTATCTGTTGGTAAAGATTTGAGAGGATAATTAGACCATGGCAAAGTTGACATAACCTGATAATTTCTAGCTCCATTTCCTTGAGCAAACTGATATGACATCTTTATGAACTGGTATTACAAAATTTTCTTCAACTTGCCACCCTCCAGCAAACGCTTCTTTTCAAGAAGGTACCAAACCAAAAATCCGGAAGCCAGACCCAAAATACCAACAAGCATGCCATTCTGGGTACCCAGGTTATTAACCAGGTTCTCAATAAGAGAAGTATGCTTTTTCTTCAGCATAACAGCGAGTAGGAGGTCCATGACAACATATGCCACGAGCACAGAAACGATGACGTTTAGAACTTTCAAAGATCGCATATTAAAGTTACATAAGACTATTTTTTCGTTTTTTGAGAGGTTTGTTGGGGATTTCTATCCTCATTTTCTCATTTTTGGAATAAGAAAATTTAACAAGGGCTCTTATTCGATCTTCTGATGTATATCGATGACGTGGTCGAAAACTCCATGAACGGCTTCGTGGGAAATAACCAAAATAATTCTATTTGTTCCTGAACAACACCTTTTTAGAAAATTTAAGACATCCATATTAACTTCTGTGTCCATGTTATTCAACCTTTCATCCAACATGAGAATTTTTCCTCCAAGAATGTCATGTACAGCTAGAAGAAATGCCAATTCACATTTTTGTTTTTCCCCCCCGCTCAGGTCCAAAATTCCTCCAGAATCACTTCCCTTATAGGAAACGGATGTGACTATCTGTTTTTTTCCAGTTTTGGAACCTCTTTGGCATGTCGTTAATCTAACAGAGATTGGCTTGGAAAACATCTCCTCCAGGTATCTTGCCGCGTGCTCATTGATGTTATAAAGAGTGTGTTCCATGGCAAGCAATTCTGCTTCTCTAGAGGCTTCCAACAACCCCAAAGCACCCTTGTACTCCAATTCTTTTTCTGAAATCTCGACTTCAAGTCTCTTCACCTCACCTTCAAGTTTGTACACTTCCAGGAGAGAATCATACTTCCTGGCAATTTCCAATTGTGATTGGATCCTCGAAATTTCTTCGAGTAAAGAGCCTGAAAGGATCTGTGCTTTAGAATACTCAGATTCAAGCTTTCCTATATCTACAACCTGTATTTTTCTTTGAGAAACGTGAGATTCCAATTTTCCCCTCTCTGATATCTTCATTCCTATCTTTTTCTCCAAAGTTTTCACATCCCTGGTATTTCTGAGAGCTTCTTCAAATTTAGAGATACTTTTCTGGAGCCCAGATTCAAGTTTATTCACAGATTCCTTCCCCGGTTTGTATCTTTTGGGAAGAAGTTTTCGTTTGTTCTTGACATCGGAGTGTAGTCTTTCCAAGGACGAATCTAATATTTCATTTTCAAGGTTTGACTTCATCTGTTTCCAAGTTTCTCTAAGTTCATTATCTTGGTTTAACTTCCTTTCGTAATCCAGTAATGTCTGGTTGTCAAAGACCTCCGGTTCCGGTATCTCAAGTTCATAATCATCAATATTTTCATTTATAACCTGTATCCATCTCAAAATGTCCTGTTTCATCTCGTTGTGTGTACCTGCTAACGAATTTCTCTCCCCAATGTTGGAAAACTTGCTCTTTTCGAATTTTATCAAGGTGTCTGAAACGTAGGAAAGAGACTTTTTACAACATGGGCATTCAAGGGGACCTACTGGTTCTTCCTCCAATTGAGAGATTTTTGTATTCACGGATTTCAACCTCTTCTCCAAGGATTTTATGTAGGATTTGGGATTTTTGATTCTTCTATCGGTGTACTTGACAGCCTCCATCTCATCCAAAACCTTTTCTATAACACTCACGGCACGATTGTGTCTGGATACCAGGTGCTCAGATTCCTTTTGTTTAGCCTGTAACATTTCAAATTCTCCAATTTTTTTCTTCAGGTCATTGATCTCTTTATCAGGAAGAAGACTTTCTTCCAGAGAAACTACCTTGGAAGTAAGTTCCTCTAGAAAGTTTTTCTTCAGTTCCTCAAACCTCTTTCTCTCAGATCTATAGGAGTTGTAAATTTTCAAATTTGTCACCCCGTCTTTCAGAGAATCTATATTAGATTTTAAAGAATCCACTTCATCTTTGGGCAAGACAACCATGTTTTCCAGGAGTGATCGAAGTTGTTCTATCTCTGTGGCAAGTTTTGAATCCTCCTTCAAAATTCCCTCCATGGCCTTTTCTTTCTGTTTGTTCTTCTCAATCTGTTGACGATATTTTTCAACCCTTGTTCTGCACAACTCTAGGGATTTACTCTTCTTGGAGTACATGGAGTTCAATTCGTCAACATCTGGAAAATCAGGCATATTCGAGTCTTTCATCAAGTCTTTTGGAATGGAGGATTTTTTATCTCTGAGGAGCCTGTTTGTAGCTTTTAATTCTCCTTCAATTTCTGAAAGGTTTAATTCTGCCGTCTTTACCAAGTTTTTAATATCCAGTCTTATTCGTTTGTGTTCACCATCTCTAAAAGCCAGGGTTTCGATAAATTTAAGCTGTTCAGCTGATGTCATGGCTATGACCGAGTTTGAATGGTCCTGTGTGGCGTAGGATGAGATGCGAAAGCTCTCGTGGTCCATTCCAATATAGTTGTTGATTTCCAACTGGGCAATTTCCCCCTCAAACTTCTCTCCAGAGATTTCCACTCTCAAACAATTGGGGTTGCTCGTTCTCTGTATATTCAATTTCTTGTAGACAAGCTCTACCTCACAGCTTGTTTTACCATGAGAAAACGGTTTTTTGATTTTTCCATAGAGAGCGTAAACTATCCCGTTCAACAAAGAAGATTTTCCAGATCCATTTTCACCAAAAAGCAAAATCAAACCTTCGTCAGGTAGTTCAAATTCACCATTTCTATGACCCTTGAAGTTTTTGAACCTGATCCTCATTAATTAAACCTATACCAATACTTAAAAAGGATCTTGGAAATCCTTGTGTTATTTTTATTTGGAGATAGACTTTCTTCGTATAGGCAACATACGCCTTTTTCAAATTCTTGAAAGATAATGGTAGGACAACTTTGATTCTACCCCTCCAAATGGTACAGATATCGCCAATTATGGTGGAAACAACACCATCAGAATTGATTGGACTACTCTATCCCTCTACATGACAATTACTGACACACCATATCTATACTACACGGAAATAATAGATACCACAGGCCCCACAACCCTGTTTTCAGGACACTTTGATCTAGATGGTATAAACACAGCTTTGACTCCATATTATTAGAAGTGATTTGTCATTTCCAAGAATGACAAATTTCAAGATTATAATTCTGTCTTGAGTTGGGGTTTAGACGTTTTAGTTTCTGGGAACACATCTTTCATCTTATTCCAGCTCAAAAAAGGCAGTAACTTCTGGTGGAAAGTTGAACGAATATCCCAAGGTTCAACCATTAGAGATAACTTCTCACCAAGTCCTAGGGGTTCACCAAGAGAACGGCCAGAGAAATCACCATGACGAGCCAGAATGGCATCCTCAAAGAGTTTTCGTAAAAGATCAAGAACAGCGTACTCATGATGTCCAGGCCAATAGAAGCTTATTTCGCTCTCAATCCCCACCAATATTAATTTGTTTACTACAACGAGAGAAACAATTTCGTCTGAAGATGCCAGATGGTCAACAAGTTCAGTTATATTTCTCCTCAACTCAAGAATCTGTTCAGGTGTAACTTCTTTCCCCCTAGTCGTGGTGGAATTTTTTCTCCATTGGGTCAATGTTGGAGATTCAACACATCCAGGGTAGAGAAAGCCAACACAAAATCTGGAGGAATTGAGGAGGTTTCTTGTATGTGAAGCACAGATTGATAACCTTGCTCGACTAAGCATACTTTTTTTAATGTGTAGATACCTTTTTTTATTTCATTTTTTCACCCCCAGGGGGTGAAAAAATAGTACTATACTACTAGTATATCAATTAATTTATATACGCCTGAACAAAACCACATCTCCCCACCCATTATCCAAATCTAAACAAGAATATCTTTCATTATTCTCATAGAGATCCAATTCGTCTATAAATTGAGATTTAATTATTTTCACATACTCCCACCCCTCCTTTTGATACTCCACCCATTCTTCTGATAGTAGGTTAAATTTTAGATTTTTGACCCTAAGTTTAGCTTCCAAACTAGTTGCTCGTTGTGGAGACACAACATGGGGGTATAAAGATAGAAAGGACTTCCACCTAAGTTTTTCCTCTCTATTTCTATTTTTTCTGTTAACCACAACAGTCCATTCTTCTCCCATTTAACACTTATTTACAATTATTTTAATTACAAATCTATAAACCCTGATAAAAATTACATTTGAAATATTACATATCTGACAGATAAATGGAGTCAGAACCTATAGTAAAAGATTCAGATATATGGTGTATCTCAGAGTTGGCAAACAAACATTTTGGAATTTTATACCATCAATTTGGGTCCTATAATGATTTTATTGAGACTGGAATTCCTTTCGTTTTGGAAAATAACAGAAGGCTCGAGGTATCGGTTTTAGATCAAGAAACAGGTGAGACCAAGACGTGTACAGTGGAGTTTGAAAACATCAATTTTGTGGGTCCAAATCATAAGGAAAATAATGAAGAGATTGATATCGTCACACCAAAAGAATGTATTGATAGAGATATCACATACAAGGCTGACATGTACCTGGATTATGTCCTTACAAATCCCTACGGAGCTAAAATAGTGCACACTGATGAATATTTTGGATCAATACCTGTTATGGTTAAATCCAGGTTATGTCATCTTTATCCTTATAGACATGATTTCAAGGCTTTGGCAAAGCTCAAGGAAGATGTGATGGATCCAGGTGGTTATTTCATTATCAAGGGTAATCAAAAGGTGATCGCCTCCCAAGAGAGAACGGCCTACAACATAGTCTATGTGTTCAGGAACAGGAAAACTTCTCCCAAATACGAACTCTTTGCTGAGATTAGATCTTCTTCCAAGGAAAGAGCTCATAGTACCACCGTTCAATTAGGCTATATCAAAGATAGAATTAGTGTTGTTGTTCCTTATATAGAATCAGGTCCAATTCCAGTTGGGATTATCTATAAAGCCTTGGGTGTCGTGGATGAAAATGATATACTGAGGGTTATTTGGGAGTTGTTTCCCCAAGAGTTTAGAACATCAAAGTGGTATTCTCAGATTGTTTTCTCCCTGGAAGATTCGTATGATTGCAAATCTCAGGAAGATGCTCTCTATTACATCGGTTCAAGAGGCAAAAAGTTTAGAAGGCATGAAGGAAGTATCCCCGAAACTGGGAGTAATAAAGAGACCATTTCGTACGCAAAACATTTACTATCCAGGGAATTTATTCCTCACGTTGGAGAGTCGTTTTCCAAAAAGATCATGTACGTCTCCTACATGATCAAGAAACTTTTATACGTGAAGATGGATTTAAGTGAACCTGAAGATAGGGACCATTTTGGAAATAAACGAGTTGCTACAACTGGAGTTTTGTTTATGGGGCAATTTCACAACGCTTTTAGAAAGATCAGGAGCGATATTTCAGAATCTATAGAACGAGATTTGAAATCAGGTGCAACAATCAATATCAGATCCTATATCAAACCCAAAATAATGGTCTCGGCATTTGAAAATGCCCTGTCCAATAACGTGTGGGGTTCCAACAAGATTGTTGGAGTTTCACAGGCATTCGACAGGTTTAATTATATTTCATCTCTTGCAAATCTCAGAAAAACAGTGACACCCATGAACAAAGACGGAGGCAAGATTGTGAAACCTAGAAAGTTACACTCGTCCCAGTATGGTGTAACCTGTCCAGGAGGAACTCCGGAGGGAAAAAAATGTATAACCTTGGATTCAGATATACTAACGCCATATGGGTTGAAGAAAATGGAAGACATGAAAAACAGGGACATGGTGGTAACTATAAATCCTGTTACCATGAAGGTATCTTTCACCAAAATTAAAAACTATTTTGTAGATTATGATGAGGTTTATCTGATAGAACTAGATGGTGGATTGAAAATAGAGGCTACTCGAGATCACGCTTTTCTTTGTATGAGCATAACACTCCCATATCATAGATGGGAAACTATAGGTGGTTTGTCCCCTCATCTTGAAACATCCATCCTTGCGCCTGGATCTTATCTTGCGACTTATGTAAATGATTCGGTACAATTCAGGTGTATTATATCTGTAACTTCAATGGGTATAAAATCTGTGGCGGATTTCACCACTGATTCCGACAATCATAGTTTTGTGGCAAATGGAATAGTCACCCATAATTGTGGTTTCATAAAAGATATAGCGCTTCAAGCCATCATTACCATTGGGTCAAACCCCAATTCTGTGACAGAGATAATCAGGGGTATGAAGATGTCATATGATATTGAAAATCACGAGTTTAAAAATCCAACCTTAATCTTTGTTAATGGAGATCCAATTTCCGTCACCCCGAATCCAGAAAAGATGACAAAGAAATTTAGAAAATTGAGACGAACAGCTTCTATTAACCCAGAGATATCTATACTATACAAAAAGCATTCAAATGAAATCTATGTGTCCACAGATGCTGGTAGGATGATGTACCCTCTGCTCATAGTTAACGACGGAAAGCTGAAGATAACACCAGAAATCATCAATAAAATTCAATACGACGAAGACTGGAATTCAGGCTATTATTCCGGGTGGAGTAGACTATTTTCTGAAGGTTATGTTGAACTTATTGATAAGATAGAGGAAGAAGAAACTCTACAGGTTTCATATCCATCTGATTTACACAAACTTTCCAAGGAAAAGAGACTCAGGATCACTCATTGTACACTAGACCCAATCTTGGCTGTTGGAGTTGGTGTTTCTCTTATCCCCAAATCAGATTCTAACCAGGCTCCAAGAAATAGTTATGAAGCAAGTATGTGTAAACAGGCTATAGGAATACCCCAAACAAATTGGAGATTTCATACCAAAGGAAAGATCCACGTTCTAAACTACCCACAAAAACAGTTGATCGCTACCAAAAACTCAAAATTGCTTGGAACTGACATCATGTCTACAGGTCAAAATGCTGTTGTTGCTGTATGCCCCATGCAAGGTTTTGGCCAGGAAGATTCTATCATCATGAACCTTGATTCAATAAGACGAGGGTTCATGAATATCACAACTTTGGTAAGTTACAATTGCAAGGTTAGGAAGGAGAAGGGCGAACAATTTGAAATCCCCAACATCAGAGAATGTAACAACTTCAAGGGTAATATATCAAAACTAGACCCGGATACATGCTGTGTTCCAATCGGGGTAACTGTAGAGAATGGAGATGTAATCATAGGGATGACAAGGGGTTTCAACAGAAAGATGACCATCTATCACGAGAACAAAACCAGTGAGTCCATTATCTACGACCAGATATGCGAGGGAACTGTTCATTCTGTGTTGAGGGGAACAGATGGAAAGGGATATGAAGCAATCACCATTGTGATAGCTCAACAAAGGACTCCACAATTTGGTGATAAATTTGCAGGAGTTGCAGGTCAAAAGGGGACAGTTGGAATGGTCTACGAATCTACAGATTTGCCATTTACACAAGATGGTATTGCACCTGATATAATAATTAACCCCCTATGCCTACCAAGTAGAATGACAATAGGGATGCTCATAGAGATGCTCATGGGAAAGAAGGTGTGTTCCACATTT